ATCCGTCCAGTCTGTTGGCATTTGTCGGTTTGACCGAACTTAGCACGACATTTCTAACAGCAGGATCTCTGCAAGCGTTTTGGACAATTTAAGAGTAGCAACCCAATTGACTAGTTTAGCGACGTCTCGGTCGTGGGTCCAAGTTCGAGGTTGGTAAGACCTCACTGCACCACCACGTTGAAGCGCGCGGCGAACAGTTCGAGACATTTGCTTCGGAAAGCAGAAGGACGTCTCTCATCCGGAATGGTCAAAATGTAGTCATCAAATGACTTGCCATTCTGTTTATCCATTTCCAGGGGCACGATACGTGCTCGAGGTGGAGTCAGTCTCTTGATATGAGCTGCACTGAAAGTAGGTTTTCCTTTCATTTGGCGCAGAACCCTCTGTACAAAGTTTTTGAACTTGTACCCGGATCCCTCATATCCATCCAAAAGAGCTGGATGAGTCCCATCTTTGATACGCGGGTCTTTTGCCCAAGCGTTGTTTCGCAAGATCAGCGAAAACCGCTCATTGACAATTGACGCGTAGTCCTCAGTGGCTTGAAGAGGACCTTCAAAGGGGACGTTTAAGACTTTCCATTTGCCTACCACCTTACGCAATTTGCGAATGCTGAGATCCACGGAATAAGGAGTCAGTTCTTCATCCAGCTTCTCACGAATAAATCTCTCCAGGGGATGCTCAAACAGATACGTTGCAACTTTACGTTGCACTTCTGTGATCACCACCTTACGCTCGGGATAACGGTTGGGGAAACCCAGACCGCCCAAGCTGAAGGGGAGGAACCAATTCGGAGTAAAGCCGTCCTTGCAGGCACCATTGATGATGGTACTGCAATTCTTGACGAACCGCCCGACTCCCCGGTCTGCCCAGACCGGAGAAATTCCGTCACAAATCTTCCGTACATTATTCGCCATGGTTCCGATAGTCCGGGCTGGTTCTTTCTTAAGTTTCCAGCCGGAGATCAGTCCTTGGTTGTAGTAACCCGTAAGATCAATGTCGTAAAGACCATTGACACCGAGTTGCTTAAAAATGCGGATCTTTCGGAGTCGTTTATTCGACTTTACCTCACCCACTCGATCAGTGTTGAAGTATCCCCGGAGGGACGAAACGGACGATTTGTAGAACATTCGACTGTTAATCATTAGGAAATCCTGGACAAAGTAATTCTTCCCCAGAGACAGGCGCAGACCCAGAGCGGGAACTGCGACAGTCTTCCAAGTGTTGTATTGAACTTCACTTGCAGAAAAAGCTATGTCGTCTCCGTTGATCAACAGCGGCACTTTCGAGGTGCCATTTTGCATAAGATCAGATCTAGTACGCAAATTCATCGCTCTCATATAAGTAGAGAGATTAGCAACACATAGGACGGCAAATGACAAGGGGTTCCCCATCAATTGACCGTTAGTTGCAATGATCTCACTCTTACCTATGAAAGTACTTCGACACTATTCACCTCCACAATCTTTGTGCTTCCCGGACTCGCAAGAGTTACAGGTACAGCAGCAAGAAGCTGGATAGTGAATTTTGGTCGGATCGAAGCACATCATACACGCTCCTCCAAGTTCAGAGAAACGAGAGATGCCGATGTTCTCGAGAACACGAGCCATGACGACTCGGCCTACCCGATCAGAGATCAGATCGGTAGTGGCCTCGTAGTCGCCTGACACTATTTTCTCAGAAGTGTGTTGAAATGTGTCACGGATTCGCTGGTCGACATCGACACAGCAAGTTGAGATTGGGAGATCTGCCCACGTTTTCAACATGAATCCTTGAACCGGACGTACTGCCGTATAACAGTTCGATTCACCGACGGTGATCGGGCGCTGTTTTCCGGGCTCAGAGATCGAGATTAACTTCACATCCATGTGTTCGTTTTCCCAATCGATCTGATCAAGGCAGTCGTTCATTTGAACGTCCGATAGTTCGGGGGCGAAATCAAGTACACAGTTCTCCGGCACCCAGCCGTGAGATACCTGTGCATGATTTCCACCCTTAACTCGAGGAGTCTTAAAACTCGCAGCAAAAGTGGGAACACAATTTGCCGGTTTATAGACCATCCCTTTCGGAAATACCACATCAGTTGCACGCAAGAGCCATTCCGTCGATTCCTTATCGATCGGTTGGTCCAATTGCATACAGACTTTGTGCTTTTCAGAAGCAGCCTGAACCCGAGACAATGGTATTGAACCCCAATATCTCTTGGCTTCATATAGACTGCGGACGAAAACAATTGAGTCACGATGTCCACGTCTTCCGACGTGAATAGCGTGATTGATCCGTCTACTGATATATCCCTTACAGGGAGGAGGATAGTTTCCCTCCTCTCGATCCTTGTGACCCCAGACCTGCGCATACCAACGCGTGGTCCAGAATTTCAAAACCTTCTCCCCCTCATCGCGCATAACAAAATACTGCACGTAGTGGGCGAAATAGTTTCGTGACCGTAACAGTCTATAGTACTCGGAAAGCTTGATCTCTTTCTCGCAGTACAGTTCAAAAACTGTATACCATGACTGAATGAGCCTTTGAGCTCGATCCGAAAACTCAGTCAATTTTCGAATAGTGAAATTCTTCTTCGCAGAAACGGTGACTTCAAAACCGTCAAAGACCTGTGAACATTCAAGGACGTACTTCTGATCGCGCTTAGATTGAGCCGCGGAGTACACCCAGAAACCTCCAGACAAGGACTTTAGAAGATTGTCTTCCAAATTTACTTTTGGGAGCTGTCTACAACAGCCCTCGGGTCGCTCCTCCTTCTTCAAAGGAGGGGTACGCCCAGACTTGTGATGCTTTACTTCGT